TGAAGGCTGTAGTACAAGGAGGTTTGAGGCGATGCCAACCACTCTTCCACGAACTGTTCGTCGTAGGTTACCACATCTGACCATGAGTTAAATGAGTATCCGTGAAGAAGTCCTGTATTATTTAATAACGTCATGAAGCCATCGGCAACGCTCTTATAAGCATCCCAACCAACTTCACTAGCGATTTCAACATCGCCGTAATCATAACTTTGAACTCCAAAGGTGCCGCTGTCTCTGTCCACAGTACGGTTTATTGGAGGTGCTATTTCTGGACAAGCGGTGTATCCGTCTAAGTCCTTACTCCTGTAAGAACAGGATGCAGTAGGAGCTATAGCAAAAGCTCTTACCATATTATTATTTCTTGCAACTGTAGTTGCTTGATGAACACCAAGCTTTAATTCATAAGCTAGTTTCTCTGCGTCAGTGACTATAGCACTTCCGTCATTAACTACCTTAAGTGCTCGGCCAAATTGTTCATAAGTTATACCTTCCTTTTTTAAAAGGTTGGCTAGTCCAAGGAATCCAAGGCCGACTTGGCGATCCGTTTCGGACGGGAGGTATTCGCCAGTTGATCCAACACCTGTCTTCCCATGTAGTTCGCACAGCTCGGACATACCTCTAACACAAGCTCCTTGAATGTCGCTGACATTACAGGCTGACAAATTAATATGTTGGAGGAGGCACGTTCCACGTGAGGGCAGGTAAACTTCCAAGCATACATTGCCGTAGATCCGTTGGCCTGACTGGTCGTATCTGATTTTGTTGAGCCAGATATCTCCTGATTTGATTCCATAAATTAACGCTTCTCTTGTGAGCGAATTAGTATTTTTCCACTTTTCGTGGTCAATATTGACGCACCTTTTGATCCACGGTAACTCGTGTCTAGGAGTTGTAATAAAATCAATGATATCGGCATGGTCAATGTCACAATGAGCAACAATAGCCCCGTTCTTATAGACCCCGCCTCTTCTAAGTGTTTCATTTAATACTGAGTAAATTTTTGCAAAGCTGACTGGGCCGCTAGCAACCAAGCCTTTGCCATTTTCAGTTCCTTTTGGTCGTAATTTGGATAGGTGGATCGCAACTCCTGCTCCATATCTGAGAGCATGTGAAGCAAAACGCCAAGACGCCTCGATTCCATTTTCTCCCTCCATCGAATCTTCAACCACGAATACAGTGCAGCTGACAGGCAAGCGACCATCAGGATTATCAATCCAATTTTGTACTCGACCTGTACGAGCGATAACATTTGCAGTCATTAAACTAAATTTTCTAAATTGGGTGGTGCATAATTTGGTCCTTTAAGAACCTTCCCATCCTTTCGGTAGATAGGTTTACCGTTTTCATCTAACTTTGACATATTACTCTCATGTACTCTATGTAATGCCTCATCTAAATCCCAGTTCATGTTAGCAGCATACTGATAACAAACATAAACTAAATCAGCTAATTCTTTTAAACATGCAGCTGTTATTGTAGGATTATCTCTCCATAATTCCCCATCAGCTTCAAGGAATTCTTTAAACTCTTCTACAATCAAATTCTTTTGTTTAGTCCGAGGTAGCCGACCCTTCGAGTTGCCAATCGAGTACACTGTTCTGAACTCGTTTGCTTGGTTGCTCAGGAATGTCTTGTGTATATCTGGTGTGATTGTTAGAGACATGTTCTAATTCATTTTCTAAATAGTGGATAGCTTTTTTAAGATCCTTGATAGGATCATCTTTGTAACCAGCTCGGCAAACATATTTAATGACGTTGCCAAGATGATAATTAAGTTGTTGGTCTCGGATAAAATCCCAGACTTCTATGGAACCCCGTTTATAATACTGGGGTCCATAAGATTGGTTCTTGGCGGTCATAGTCGTAGTCAGTGTGTTGTAGTATCTTTGCTAAACGTGCGTTGAGTAGAGCGTCGTCGTCTGATAACCCTCTTTCTTTATAAGCATTACAAATAGCTTCCCATTTGTTTTTATGTTTATTGAGCAACTCGGTTGCACGTTTTACACCAATTCCAGGGCAGCCAGGGTATCCGTCTGTTGGATCTCCAGCTAATGATTGGACTAGATGCCACGTATCACCATCTTCTTTTGTAATCTCTTCGACATCACCTTTCATATCCCATAGGATTCCAGGAATCTGTCGCATATCTTTGTCTGGACTGACGATAATAATATCTTTATCAGGATACTTAATTGCATCCATACCTAAAGCATCGTCTGCCTCCAACCCATCTCGGAGGACAAATCTGTATTTATCTTTACAGTGGTTGACAAGTCTTTTATATCCCAGAGGCTTACGCCTATTTCGATGACCCTTGTAATCGGCAGAAATTTTCTTTCTAAAATTTTGAGGGCTTGAAAAATAGAGAATAAACTCATCATCAAACATAGCGGTTGTAACTTTCTTTAGCTCACGCTCAAATATTTTAAGGACATTACTAAAATTGGATTGAGCAACAATGACATCATCTCCAAAATCAATACCCTCTTCACACGCTTGAGCCGCTTTATAAGCTAAAAAGTCGGTGTCAATTAATAACATTAGTGTACTTCTGACCAGTTGTTACCGATGTTTGCATCAGCTTCAATGATCAGTCTTAATTTGTAATACTCACCAGCTTCCATAGCTGATAGTTTGCATACACCAGCGACTTGATCGGCTGATGATGGTGGCGCTCCTAATACTTGTTCGTCATGGACAAATGCGTATCGTGCATGTTCTATGCCGTACTGAGTAAGAGTATTGTTAGTGATTAATACCCACCGTTTTGCAACAACTCCTGCTGATCCTTGAAGTAAAAAATTTAAACTTTTGTGAGGTTTATCAACACTAAGGATTCGACCATC